ACCAAGACCTACTACTTCAAGGTGGGCGACGTTGAGTGCGAGATCATGTTCCGGGCGCTGGATGACTCGGACGACGTGGCTAACCTGAACTCGCTGGAAGCGACCTTCGCATGGGTCAACGAGAGCAGGGACATCCACCCGGATATTCTCGATGCGCTGTCCAAGCGGGTGGGTCGTTTCCCCTCGGCCAAGGACGGTGGGGCCTCGTGGTTCGGCATCTTCATGGATACCAACCCGCCGATCATGGACTCGTGGCATTACTACCAGATGGAGCAGATCGACCCGAAGGATGGGGTGAGCCCCAACGACAACGGGTGGGCTGTCTTCAAGCAGCCGTCGGGACGGAGCCCCTATGCAGAGAACATCGAGAACCTACCGGAGGGATACTATGACACCCAAGGCCGTTCGGAGGAGTACATCCGGGTCTTCATCGATGGGGACTACGGGCTCTCACTGGCGGGCACACCGGTGTTCAAGTACTTCCGGCCTGATTATCACATGGCCAAGCAGACCCTTCGAGCCATCATCAATGGCACTCGCCCTGTTGTGGTGGGCATGGACCTTGGGCTCACACCTGCCGCGGTGATCGGACAGCAGGACCCACGGGGGCGGGCTCTCATCATGGCTGAGGCGGTCAGCTACGACATGGGCGTGCAGAGGTTCACGAGGACGGTGCTCAAGCCCCTGCTCTACGAGAGGTTCCCCGGGGCTCCGGTTATCGTGGTGGTTGACCCGGCCGGCGTGCAGCGGGCGCAGACAGACGAGCGCTCCGCGGTGGACATCATCAAGGCCGAAGGGCTGCGGGTTATCCCAGCGCGGACCAACAGCATCACAGCCCGCATCGCGGCCGTGGACGACTACCTCATGCGGCAGGTGGACGGTGACCCGGGACTGCTGATCGACCCCAGCTGCAACAGGCTCAAGGCAGCCATGATGGGTGGGTATCGGTTCAAGAAGAACGGCGACGGGCTGGAGAAGGGTGGCGATGCGGGTAAGCACAGCCACGTGGGTGATGCGGTCAGCTACTTCTGCCTTCACATCGGCAGTATCGACGGTGGTGCCACACTCAACCAGCGCCGCGAGATTAAGCGGGTTGACGCTAGGGGTTGGGCCTGATACAAAGATCGCACCTACAGGTGACTCCTCCCAGTTACCGCCTGCTCGACTTACCCCGCCGGTCCACCCCCGGCGGGGTTTCTCTTGCCATATGTAGCGATGCGGGTTATATTGCGTCGGACTGATGCAGGAGGTACGACATGAAGTACAACGCCAAGCCCGGTAAGAACGAGAACGACGCCGCTCTTGGGCGTGCGATGAAGCACTCCCAGCCGGGAGGTAAGACCGATGGGCCGGTGCGGCCCAAGGCGAACCCCAAAGCTCTTGCTCCCGTCAAGAGCCCGCGCCCTGTGGCAGACCCCAAGAAGAAGCAGAAGACTTACCCGGGTCGCACGAAACTCAACTACGGAATCTGAGGTAGATCATGCCGCTTATTGCACCTGCGATTAACACCACCATTGTGGGTGTTCCTAGGTTTATCTGGAGCGGTATTGCTGCTGGCGATACGTTCACTGCGTTCACCCTTACCCAGCAGTACGGCCTTGCGGCCTCCCTGCAAGCGGTGGGTACGTTCAGCAGTTCCGTCATCACCATGCAGGTGAGCAACGACGGGACCAACTGGGTAACGGCCAAGGACCTGCTGGGTACTGATATCACGTTCTCAGCAACTGGATACAGAGAGCTCTCGCTCTCGGCGGCTTACATCCGTCCGTCGATCGCCTCCGGTACAGCCAGCGCCCTGTCTGTCATCATGGTGCTGAGAGGCTCGAATGGGGTTTAACCTACCCTTACTTAATCGGCGCAGGCGCAGCGGTGGGGACCCTATCCCCCTGTCGCCAGTTGATCTGTTTTCCACCGGAGCGCAGGGCGTTTGGTATGACACAGTAGACCTGACGACGATGTTTCAGGAATCCACGGGGATTACCCCGGTGACTGCGCCCGGCCAGTCGGTCGGACTGCGCTTGGACAAGTCCAAGGGTCTGGTGCTGGGGGCGGAACTGGTACTGAATGGTACGTTTGACACTGATATAGCGAACTGGACTGTCGTCAATCCCGGCGTGACAACCACCAGCGTCTCTGCCAGCGGTGTGACCGTGACAAATAACGGAACGGACGGTCAGGGCATTATTCGCCAAACAATCACCAGCGTGGTTGGTAAGACGTACAAGCTGCAACTTGACATCACTTCGACCAACCGGACCAGAATAGCTGGCACGGGCGGTTTTTTCCTCACTCAGGCTATCCGCAACGGCACGGTCTCGGTGTTTGCCGTGGCAACTGGCACAACGCTGACACTTGATGTAATCACTTTTGATGCTGGTGGCGTTGCCACCTTCGACAACATCAGCGTCAAGGAACTGCCGGGTAATCACTCCCTCCAAGCTGTTACAAACTCGCGCCTGACCTACGGCATCGAGCCTAAGACTGGGACGCGGAACATAATCCAGCGAACAGAAGAGTTTGAGAACGCAGTCTGGACCAAAACGGGTACAACTGTAACAGTAGACACCATTGCTGCCCCGAATGGGGCGACGACTGCGGACAAACTTGTTGAGACGGCTGTCACTTCTGCCCATAGCGTAGCGCCCCCTGCATTGGCCTACGCAGCTGCGACGCAATATACTTTGAGTGCGTACTTCAAAGCTGCGGAGCGCACTTGGGCCTATCTGCTGCTTTCATCTACGCCTTTCGGTGCGACTACTCGCGCATGGTTTGACCTTTCTGCGCTCGTAGCTAGTACGGTTCAGAACTGCACGGCAGTCATTACTGATGTCGGAGACGGTTGGCGCAGATGTTCAATTACTGCGACGACGACCGTGGGCGGCTCAATTAGCGCTCCGGCTACTTTAGGCGTAGCGCCATCAGATGCAACTAGCTCCTACCTCGGCGTGTTAGGTTCCGGCCTCTACGTTTGGGGCGCACAGCTAGAACTCGGCTCCGCGCCCTCGACATACCAGCGCGTCGGTTCAGCGTTTGATGTTACCGAAGCCGGTGTCGCGTCCTGCCCTTACCTGCAGTACGACGGCACAGACGACAGCATGGGCACGGCGTCGGCGATCGACTTCACGGGGACGGACGCAATGTCTGTGTTCACGGGTATCTTTAGGCGGTCGGACGCCACGCTCGGCACGGTCCTTGAATTTGGTACGGACTCAACCAACAACAATGGCTCGTTTGCGCTACGCTCACCGAACACCACAGCAAGCTCCGCTTATTCGTATGTCTCGCGCGGCACAGCCCTATCTCTTACGACATCTCCCGCCAGTTTCTCCGCCCCAAGATACAACCTGCTGACGGGACTTAGCGACATCAGCGCCGACCAGTCGGTCTTGCGCGTCAACGGGGTGCAAGTCTCATCGAATACCACCGATCAAGGCACGGGTACATACGCCAATCAAACGCTCTTTAGTGGTCGCCGCAACAATACCAGCCTACCTTTCAGCGGCCGCGACTACGGTATGCTCGTTGTAGGTAAGAACGCAACAGCCGCCGAGATTACGTTCATGGAAGCATGGTTTGCAGCTAGAACACCCACGGTGACACTATGACCGAATACTTCAGCGCCGTTCTGATCTTGCCTGCAGCGTACCGCGGGGCGGGTAATGCGATCTCCGCATCTATGGGGTGGCAGCCGGTGGATGCTGACCCCGGTACCTACTCCGTGCCTCTGCTGACTGGGGATACCATCACGCACTGGGGCTGTCGTTCGGATGTGACGCAAAGCTTTATCGACATGGTGCTGAACCCCACTCCGGAAACGCAGTCGGTGGTCGATGTCCTAATTTACGATTGGCGGGTGACGGGCGATACGTACCAGCATTTTGTGGATGTGATCACCGCCAATAACCTTACTGTACAGCTAGTAGACGAGCTAACGTAACTGTCGTATGCTAGTGCTAAGGAGTGAACGATGGCCGGTCTGACGATACTTAGAGTAGTGGGGAACGAGGACCTTGTTCGCATCGAGCGCGAACAGGCCGAGAAAGACCTGTCTGCACGTCAGAACGCCCCAGTCATGTTGGGCCTCGTGGCCTACCTGAAGCAGTGCTGGGATGCTGCACGCATTTCGCGCGACCCGATCACGGACATCATGCTGACCGCCATGCGCCAGCGCAACGGCGAGTACGAAGCTGACAAGATGCAGGCCATCAAGTCGCAGGGCGGCTCTGAGGTCTTCATGATGATCACAGAGGTCAAGTGTCGTGCGGCCGAGAGTTGGCTGCGTGACATCCTGCTGGATAGCGGCTCCCCGCCGTGGAGCCTAGCTCCTACGCCTATCCCTGACCTCTCCCCCAAGGACTCGGAAGAACTGCAGCTGGCCTTCGCTGAGCGCATCATGGAGGTCCTGCAAGCTTCGGGGCAAGCGCCCAGCCGGACACAGCTGGCAGAGCTCAAGGAAGCCGTGGCTCAGGAGTTCAGGTTCAAGATTCTGCAGGCGGCGCAGAACCGCGTCGAGCGGATGCAGACCCGGATCGAGGACCAGTTCACCCAAGGCGGCTGGGCTGACGCCTTCAACGAGTTCATCACCGACCTCGTCACCTTCCCGGCTGCCTTCGTCAAGGGGCCCATCGTCCGCCGGCAGCGCTACCTCAAGTGGGACGGCACGACGCTGCAGCCCGGCGAGCGCATCGCGCCTGAGTACGAGCGGGTCAGCCCGTTTAATATCTACCCCGAGCCGGGGATCACGCGCATCAACGATGGCTACCTGTTCGAGTACCACGAGATGACGCGGACCCAGCTGGCCGATCTGATCGGCGTGCCGGGGTATGACGACCAAGCCGTCCGCAAGGTCCTAGAGATCGGCAACACCCAGTCGTGGGTGCAGGAGTGGCAGAAGGATTCCCGCGAGGAAGAGGAGCGCAAGTTCCACACAGAGCTTCGTCCCACGCAGGTCTACGACACGCTGGAGTTCTGGGGCAAGGTCAGCGGCAAGATGCTGCGCGAGTGGGGGATGACCGAGGAGGAAGTCCCTGATGAGGCGCGCGAGTACGACGCCAACGTCTGGGTCGTGGGAAACTACGTCATCAAGGCTGTCCTAAATTACGACCCGCTGGGGGAGAAGCCCTACGCCAAGACGTCGTTCATCAAGCAGCCCGGAGCCTTCTGGGGCAAGGGCATCCCTGAGATCATCGAGGACCTGCAGAACATCTGCAACGCAGCTGCACGGGCTCTGGTCAACAACATGGCGATCGCTTCGGGACCTCAGGTCGAGGTTAACCTTGAGCGGCTGCCGCCCAACGAGGACATCACACAGCTGCAGCCGTGGAAAATCTGGCAGGTCCTCAACGACCCGCTGGGTTCGTCTGCGCCGGCCGTGCGGTTCAACCAGCCCAACGACAATGCCAACACCCTGATGGGCGTCTACGACCGGTTCTCCAAGCTGGCAGACGACCACAGCGGCATCCCGTCCTACATCTACGGCGACACCAACGTGCAGGGGGCCGGGCGCACAGCGTCGGGGCTGTCCATGCTGATGGGCTCCGCGGGTAAGGGGATTCGTCAGGTCGTCATGCACATCGACAACGACGTGCTCAAGACCATCGTGCAGCGCCAGTTCGTCTACAACATGCGGTACGATCCGGATGAGTCGATCAAGGGCGATGCGCAGGTCGTGGCTAAAGGGGCAGTCAACCTCGCGGTTAAAGAGACGGTTAACGTCCGCCGCGTGGAGTTCCTCAACGCCACTGCCAACGAGTTCGACATCGCCATCATCGGGCCCGAGGGGCGTGCCGCGCTGCTGCGCGAGGTGCGGGCGTGGAGGCATCACCGCTACTGCGTCATGACGCAGGCCGAGGGGTGGGATGAATCGTGGAAAGCCGTTGAAGCCGCTCGCAAAGAAACCGACGCGATCCTCAACGTCGGCGAGGGGGAGGGGACGAATGGCTAAGGCCAAGGTGACAAACAACACGGTGTTCGAGTTCAGACTACCGCTGCTTCTCGAAACGATGCTTCGCGTGAGTGGCGGCATCGAAGAGCGAAATGGTGGCTCGTGGATCAACGCCAAGGGGACTAAGTTGCTTCTGAAATGGACGTACGCCGATGGCGGGCGCGGAAAGCCCAAGCGAAAGGCCCGCCCATGACCGGCACCGGCGCGGGGGGAGGAAAGGAACACACATGAGCATTCGACCCATTTGCACCCACGAACTCAACCGCACCGACATCGATTCCGCCGTCTACTGCCGGGGCGACGACCTCGAATACGGGCCGTCCACCAAGAACGGCGACCCGAAACAGATCGTGGCCCGGCTCCGCGCCAAGCCCGCCTCCAAGCGTGCGCTCTATTGCGAGAACCCGGCAATCCTCGACTACCACCCGATCGCCAACGGCGGGCGGCTGGACGCGAAGGCCGCAATCCTGCACGGCTACATCCCGCAGGGGGCAGGGACCGACCACCTCGAAGCGATCGCCCGCGAGATGGTCGGCATGACCGGCGTCGAAACCCTGCTCAACATGGAGCGGTTCCAAGCCCTCGACGAAGCCCTTGCAACGGCGCAGGCCGAATGGCCGCGAAGCGACCGCCACAACTGGCCCGCCGACACCGCCGCCGTGACGTTCTACGTCCTCAACAAGCAGGGCGACTGCCAAGACCTGATCGCGCTCTCCCGTGCCCGGTACATCAACCGCATCGTGCGCGACCACCTGCGCGGCGCGACCACCGGCCTGCGCGGCAAGGGCGAAGTCGCCCTGTCCATTGGCGGGCTGGCGGGCGGGCTGTTCGACTTCCCTACGCTCGACCTCAACGGCCACCCCCAAGCCGACATGATGCCGATCGAAAGCACCGTTGCCCCGCAAACCTACATGACCGCTTGGCAGGCCCAGCAGCGGCTCGGCTACCAGTCGCAGGCGTTTACCGGCTACGTCCTGCAACACCAAGCCGTGCGGTCAATGATCGCGGCCGGGCAGAAGGTCTGGCCGATGGTGTGCCCGATCGCCCGGTGCGAAACCAACCCGCTCCCCACGCGCGGCCAGTGGCGGCGCTGGCTCTACGACCTGCGATGCTTGGGCGTGAAGTTGGTCTGGGTGTTCACCCCGCCCGAGGCCGACGGCAGCCCGTGCCCGGCGGCTGTGGTCGATCAGGTCGTGGAGGACTTCAAGATCGTCAACGCGATGCCCGAACCCGTGCGGGAGGCACCGTTCCCGTTGAGTTGGGAGAAGCCGGTTGTGCGGGGGATGGACGAGGCGGAGTTCAACGCCCTATGAGCCTGCCCGCACCGTACTACCAATCGGACAAGGCCACGCTCTACTGCGCGGACTGTCTGGACGTGCTGCCGCACCTGAGCGGGGTGGACGCGGTGGTCACGGACCCTCCGTATGGGATTGGGCTTGCGTGCATTGACGAGGCATCGGGAGGAATAGGGCGGCAGGAGTTCGCGGCGATTGTTGGCGATACTGACGAGTTCGATCCGTCCCCGTTCATGGGCTTCGACGACGTTGTTCTGTTCGGCTGCAATAACTTCTGTCGATGGATTCCTTCGCGCGTCGGGCAGTGGTATTTCTGGGACAAGACGCTT